GAACCATGCCAACCGATTTGGGAATGTCCGAAGTTGGATGGGTATACTAGGAGAATGAAGATTCATCACCTATGCCCAGTGTGCGCAACTGGTGTTGCTGAGATGGTGAGAACTTCAGGCAGAGGCGGAAGGCAACAGGTTTATTGTTCGCTGAAATGCAGACAATCCGCTGACTGGCAGCGCCGCCGAGAGTCGCGCCTCAATCCTTTGCGAGAAGCTCAGTGCAATCACTGTCATCAAACTTTTACAACTCGCATCATCAAGCAAAAGTTCTGCTCGGAAGATTGTCGAGTGTCAGGCAATAGGGCCATTGCTTCAGTTCGCTGGCATAAAGAAAACCCAAGGCCCGAGAGTTATTCCTATAACTGCGACCTTTGTAATGAAGTAATCGAGCGCTCAAAACCTTTAGGTGGGCGCAAGCGCTACCACCCTGACTGTGCTGTGATTGCACAGCAAGCTCGCTATCGCAAGAAAACTGTAAAGCGTCAATCAACAACTAAGCCATCAGGTGCATGGGTAGAGCAGATACTTGAGGCTTATGGGTATATCTGCTACCTCTGCAATGAGCCTATTGATATGAAACTTCCTCGGACTTCTAGGCGAGGTGCATCTGTTGATCATGTCATCCCTCTCAGTCGAGGCGGTTCGGATGAACTAGAGAACTTGCGCTTGACTCATTGGATTTGCAACAATGCTAAATCAAACAAACTGATAGAGGAACTCAATGGCTAATCCAGGTAAGTCACCAGAGATGAAAGCCTTGCTTGGTGCTAAGGGTGGCAACCGCGCAGAAGTAACTGTGCTACAAACTAGCGGTGTGATTCCTGAACCTCCTCGGCGCTTGGAAGAGTCTGGGCTTGAGCTGTGGAATATGGCTTGGCAACTTGGCTGGATTAGCCAGAAGGCAGACATCACTGCGCTGTCTTTGCTGTGTGAGCGACTTGATGAGCGCGACTTGCTTCGCTCTTATGTCTTAGACAATCCCGATGCTTGGAGAGAGAGGGCTGGTTTGCGAAAACTGGAAGATTCAATTGAGGCAAGCCTAAAAACCTTGTTGCTGAATCCTGCTGATCGCTTGAAGGCTGGTGTCGCTGAGGCTAAGGCTAAGTCTAAGTTCGAGGAAATGGTGGCGGCTCGTGCCAGTGGCAACCTCTAGTTGGCCTCCTCGCTGGCTGACCCCAGTTGATCAGGATGCGATTGAGCGCGGTGATGGTGATTATGTCTGCCATTTTGCGGACAACTTTGGTCTGATTACTAAGGACTCTGTTTCGGGTCGAGCCGGTGAGCCTTTGAAGTTGCGACCTTGGCAGCGCGAGATTGTCAAGCGAGTCTTTGCTAGGGATGAGGATGGCGGTCTGACTCACCGAGTAAGCCTTATCGGAATTGCGAGAAAAAATGGCAAGAGTGCCTTGGGTTCTATCATTGCCGCTTCAGCTTTGCTCGACCCTCGCTCTCAGGGTGCGGAAATCTATTCGGTGGCAGCCGACCGCCAGCAGGCGCGCATTGTGTTTGAGGAAACCAAGCGCCTAATTGAAGGCTCGGAGTTGCGAGAGCATTGCACTATTTATCGCGATTCAATCCATGTGCCAGCGACTAACAATGTCTATCGAGTTCTGTCCGCGGATGCCCCTCGCCATGAAGGTCTTTCGCCGACATTGGTTCTCTTCGATGAACTCCATGCCCAGCCAACTAGAGCGCTGTTCGATGTTATGTCACTTGCTCAGGGCGCGCGAGGTAAGGCGGCAACAATGGTTGCCATCTCAACTGCCGGTTTGCGCCTAGAGAGCCAGACTGGAAATGACTCAATCTGTTACAGCCTCTATAACTATGGCAAACAGATTTGCTCGGGCGAAGTTCTTGACCCTAGTTTCTTTATGGCTTGGTATGAGTCAGATGCCGATGCTGATCACCGCTTGCCTGAAACTTGGGCTGCCGCCAATCCTGGCATGGATGATATCTGCGCGCTTAGTGACTTTGAATCCGCTGTGAAGCGAACCCCCGAAGCAGAGTTTAGAACTAAGAGATGCAATCAATGGGTGAATAGCAAGATGGCTTGGTTGCCAGCCGGTGCTTGGGATGCGCTCGCTGAGGACTGGGAGATGACCGCAGATACCGAGTATGTCCTCGGCTTCGATGGTTCTTGGTCGGGTGACTCGACTTCGATTGTCGCGGTTGCTTTGCCTACCGAGGAGGGCGCGCCTTTCCGAGTCAAGCGAGTTGCTTCATGGGAGAAGAACTTTGCTATTGATGATGACTCTTGGCGAGTTAGCAAGGATGAGGTGACAGCCTTCTTGATGAAGTTTCACACCGAGTTCCCTCGGATGCGCGAGATGGCCTGTGACCCTTCCTATTGGTTTGATGAGTTGTTGCTCTGGCAAGAGTCTGGCATCCCTGTGGTCATGTATCGCAACTCGCCTGAGCGAACTGTGCCAGCAACCTCAAAGCTGATGGATGGGATTATGACTGGCAAGTTAGTGCATGATGGTGATCCTGCCCTATCGCGCCATATCGACAACTGCATCCTGAAGATTGACCCTCGCGGTGGGCGAATAACTAAGGATTACAAGCAGCCTAAGCTTAAGGTTGACAATGCTATTGCTTTGATGATGGCTTATGATAGGGCTTCGGCTAGAATGGAAGAGGAGATTGTTCCGCAGTTTTTCTTTTAGGCAGGTATAGATGGCAAACTTCTTTGACAGGTTCAAGCGCGAAGATCGCGCCATTTCATTCCAAACTGTTTGGGGCATGGGTGGCGATGTTGTCTTGGGTAACAACTCAAACACCATGGTCAATGCCAAAACAGCATTTAGCCTTATCCCTGTCTTTAGTGCGGTCAGCCTAATCTCGGACACCATTTCGACTTTGCCTGTGGATGCTTACCAGCGCATTGATGGCAACCGCAAGCCTTACCGCCCTCGCCCTTCTTGGGTTGACCAGCCTGATGTTGACCAGACTCGCTCTGCTCACTACCAGCAGGTTTTGGTTTCTATGCTTATCTGGGGCAATGCTTATGTCCGCATTTTCCGCAATGGCAAGGGTGATGTTGTCAACCTTGTAGCTCTTGACCCTCAGAAGATGGAAGTGACTCGCTCGGCTATTGGGCGCAAACTGTTCCACTATGAGGGCGAAGAGAAGGCGCTGACTAGCGATGAGGTTATGCACCTAACTGACTTGCTTGAGCCTGGCGCGATTGTTGGCATGAGCCGAGTTGACCGCTTGCGCGAAGCCCTAGGTTTGGGCATTGCTCTACAAGACTTTGCTGCGACCTTCTTTGGTCAGGGTGTTTCTGGTTCGATGGTTGTTGAAGTGCCTGGCAATATCACCCCTGATCAGGCTCGCCAGTTGTCGGATTCGATGTCTAACCGCCATGGTGGTTGGCGCAAGTCTGGTCGCGCTGCGGTTCTTTCTGGCGGTGCAACTGTCAAGGATATGTCGGTTCAGAATGACCAGAGTCAGTTCATTGAGTCGCGCCGCTTCTTTGTTGAAGAGGTTGCTCGCCTGTTCAATATTCCCTTGCACTTCTTGGATGTGCCAGGTTCTCAGAGTTATTCTTCGGTTGAGCAGTCGGCTATTCAGTTTGTTCAGCACACCTTGCGCCCTTATATCGAAAAGCTGGAATGGTCTTACTCTCGCCTGTTGCCTGAGCAAGCCTTCATCAAGTTCAATGTGGATGGTTTGTTGCGAGGTGACTTCAACAGCCGAATCACCGGCTATGCAACCGGTCTACAGTCTGGCTTCATGAGCATCAATGATGTGCGCCGTATCGAGGACATGACCCCTGTTGATGGTGGCGATGTTTACCGAGTGCCTCTTGCCAATGTCAACCTCTCAGCTTCTAACTTGCCAGAACAGCAAGGAAAGATTGAAATGGTCAAGGCTTTGATTCAGGTTGGCTTCAACCCAGAGGATGCACTCAAGGCTTTCGGTATCGCACCTATCGCTCACAGCGGTGTGCCTTCAAGCCAGTTGCAAGCGGTCAACACCATTGACCCTGAAAACCCTGCATCGGTTTATGGGGTCTAATGAGTTTGACACAAGCGGTTTATTCGGTAGGCACAGCAACTCAAACAGTTGTTGCGCCGACTAATGATTTTGCTGAGTATGTCCTAAAGAACTTAGAACCACAGGGCGCAGATAACCTAGCAAGAGATGGCCATGTCTACCTTGTCGGTCAGCAATTTAGTATTGCTTCTGGAGGCACTGTTGCCTTCTCGATGACCACTGGGGCAACTGGCGCACAGTTCGAGTTCTATCAGATCATCTCTAGCGACTCGCCTGTTTATTCTTCGCTGATAGAGGGCGCAACCATTGTGACTAATGGTTCTGCCATCCCTGCCTATAACCTAAACCGCAATCACAGCGACAGCCACAGTGCAGTGCTACTGCCAGCAACCTCGGTGACTGGTGGCACTGTTATCAGTTCAGAGTTTGTGACCGCTTCAATTCATGGCGGTGGCGCACTGGGTTCAGACAAGGTTCACACCCTTAAGCCTTCAACTCAGTATGCGATGCGCTTTGTCAATCAGGGCAATCAGACAACCACTGTTTTCTTTCAGCTCGGTTTCGCTGAACAATACAATGGCTACTCTGAGATTTGGTTAGGCACTGTGGATAACTCTTTTGTTCTGCGACCTGGGCAAGAACTCAAGATGACACTGAACCCGAACTCTCCAATCAATGCCACCGCGAAAGCCGATGGTTGCCGTCTATCAGTTATGAGGCAGGAATAAAATGCCATATTTCATTACCAAAGAAAATCCAGAGTGTTCAGGTTGGGCTGTTGAGGATGAGGCTGGCGCTGTGCTAGGTTGCCATGACACCAAACAGTCAGCGATTGATCAGGCTGTCGCGGTGAGCATCAACACCGATGAGGAGTTTGTGGGCGAGCGAGCTGCGGTAGATTCTCTCCAGCCTGGTGACTATGTTTCTTGGAATGTCTTTGACCCTGAGATTCTTGCTGAGGTCGAGATGACCAAGGGGCAGATGGCTGTCCTGAAACTGTATGAGGAAGAGGATGGCATTTTCACTGCCACCGATAAGTTCCTTATCCTCAATGTCTTGAAGCTCGAGAAGATTGCTCGCCCTGAGATGATTGCCGAGAAGTTCGAGGAAGTCGAAACCGACCAGCCTGAGCTTGAGCAGGTTCGCGCAATCAATGAGGGCGCACCGGCTTATATGCGAGCAGCAGCTCGGCGCGGACTCGAATACTATGCTGAGGGTCTTGCCGGTGATGGTGTTGTTGAGCGCACTATCAGCGAAGCCCGAGCAATGGCTGAGGGTGAGATTAGCGATGACAAGTGGGTTCGCATTGCCGCTTGGATTGCTCGCCACCTTGTAGACCTTGACAGCCCAGATGCTGACCCTTCTTCTGAGAACTACCCTTCGCCTGGTGTTGTTGCCCATCTGCTTTGGGGTTCAGGGCCATCGAAGCGAGCAGCAGAGCGCACTCTCGCATTTGCTGAATCGGTTGTTGCTAGAATTAGGGAAGAAGAGAGAGGCACTATGACTGATCTAGTAATGGATGAGGCTCGCGCTAAATGGCTTAAGGTTGCCTATTCAATCAAGGCAAAACTTGAAGGCACTGTTGAGGGTCGCGCTATTGGTGGTCGTGAGGTTCGCACTAACCATGTCGAGTTGCGAGCTGAGGGCGATGGTCGCACCTTCACAGGTTATGCTGCAGTGTTTGGTCAGCCAAGCCTTCCCTTACCTTTCACTGAGATTGTCAAGCCTGGTGCTTTCAAGCGCTCGCTACAGTCGCGCTCCCGCATGATGCTTCTATGGAATCATGACACCTCAAACCCTCTAGCCTCAACCCGCAATGGTTCGCTTCAGATGGTCGAGGACTCGGTTGGTCTAAAGGTTACAGCAACCCTGCCAGATACCACCCTTGGTCGCGACATCGCAGAGCTTGTTCGCACAGGTGTCATTGATGCCATGTCTTTCGGCTTCGCAGTCAAGAAGGACTCTTGGTCACAGGATGGTGGCACTCGCTACCTAGAAGATGTCGATTTGTTCGAGGCCAGCATCGTCTCGACCCCGGCTTACGAGCAAACCTCTGGCACTATCGCAGTCCGAGCAGTAGACACCATCTCAGCCGACCTGCTTGCTGAAGCCTTGCTGAAGATTGAGTCAGGCGAAGAACTAGACCCAGAGCAGGGCGCACTAATCGGTGCGGTTATTGGTAAACTAACCAAGACAGAAGAGCCAGAAGTTAAAGAAACCGAAGGTGATGTAACTGCTCTCTATAAGGCAAAGCTCGCGCTTGCCGAGATTGGAAACTAATGGCTACCCCAGCAGATATCAAAACCGCAATCAAAGTCATCAAGGAAGTTGCTGGCGATCCAGAAGTGGGCGCTGTCAAGGAACTGATTGACTTGCTAAACTCCAGCACCTCGGCCAAAGAAGTCCGAGTAGTTGCTGCGAAAGAGGCTCGCTAACCCCTATCTGCGAGCCGACCCCCAGAGAGTTTTTCCCTTTCGCTCTGGGGGTTTTCGCTTACCCTAAGCGACTATGTAGCAACCTTGTAGAATATAAGTAGGTTCTGAGTTCCTCGGCCTGTGTCTGTTCAGAGTTCCTCGGCAGAATCCCCTAAATCAATTTAACAAAGGAAACAACTATGTCAGAGTTCGTAAAGAGCCAGGCAGAAGTTCGTAACAACCTTGTTGCCCAGATGCGCGAAGTTATTGACTTTGCCGAGGGTGAGAAGCGCGGACTATCAGCCGAAGAGATCCAGAAGATTGAGCGCCTAGAGGCAGACATCGCACAGCGCGATGCATCAATCGCAACCGCACAGCGCATTGAAGAGCGCGCAGCCGAGGCATCATTCGCTGCTGCTTCATTCGCACCTTCAACCGCAGCAACCTCAACCGATGCAGACTTGCTTCGCGCAATCGCTCGCGGTGAAGTTCGCGGACATGAGTTCAACCGCGAAGCTCGCGCTGCTCTAGTTCCATCTGCGAACACGGTAGGAC